CAGGGTAGGCACTTCGGGGCGTTACTCCCTCATTTTACCTATCAAATTATCAGTTCTCCAAGAACTGCTTAAAATAAGTTTAATAGTTCTAGTGCGTAATCTTTTCAATTACGAACGTGTCACACGTTGCCACAAATACTGACCCTGACCATCCTTTAGCTTTCTGATGGCCTTAATCGTCGCATCATTTACAAGGAATGTTCCATTCTTTCTGTATGAAGACTTCAAGCTATGATAAAGATCCAGTACTTCATCCATGGTGATTGCTGTTGCACTTGCAGCGGTTACCCCAAGGCTGGCACCTCCAGTGGTATGAAGTAGTCCTGTTGGTTTACTGCTTCCATTACCGGTTAAGAATCCTTCTTCCTCTGCAGCACCGATTCGTCTTGCAAACTCTACAGCAATATAGGCTTCAAGATCGAAATAGCTGTCGTTTAGAAGCTCATCTGAAACCTTGAGCATAGTTCCAAGCTTGTATGCAGAAAGTGTCACTTGGGTAAAGGCATCATCACTTTCATTAAACGCTCCAACTTCGTCCATCCATGCTGCTGAACCGTGGCTTGCTACCACAGGAATCTTTCGATCTCCGTGACTGGTGTTAATGACATTACAGAGATTTCTCAGGACATTTGCTTCCTGAAGCGCTTGGATAAGCTGGTTCTCGTATTCATCAGGCACTAGGAATCCACCTTCAGAATCAGTGCCAATCTGCAGTGCATTTTGGACAGAAGGATTCATCTTGTTTCTCATGGCTCCCCAAAAGGCACTCTTATAGGCATCAGATGCTCTGCCTGTTTTTTCCTCATTCATTCTTTCTGGCCTTGATGCAAGTGGTTTGCTTATCATAGCGGAAAGCTCCCTGTCCATTGCTTCCTGACGCTCAAGACGCTCGATTTCCTTTCCAAGATTCATGACCTCATCTTCCATTTTTTCATAGATAGCATTATCCTCAGATTTGATCAGACCATTGTCTTGACGATGGTCATCTAAAAATGTCTTAGCCTGCTCCCATACCTTCGCTCTTTTCTCTCTCAGTTCTTGAATTTTACTCATGTGTATTACCTCCAATTTTTAATAAGTTCCAGCCGTTTTTCCAGCTGGGCAATAGGGATCTGATTGACTACAGTTTCGGGTTCCAGCTTTACTTGTGGAATCTGTGAATCAGGCTCTTTTAGCTCCTCTTCCTCACTGGCTTTCAGGTATTTCATCCTTGCCTGAATACCAGGAAGTTTGTTTCTTAGAGCATTGGTCACTGTCATCTGGTCATAGATAAAGCCACCGATACTTTCATCCACCGGTTCTGATTCATAAAGAATCTTGTCGGCAAACTTTAGCTCGATGGCTTTATGGGCACTCATCCAGGTTTCAGAGTCCATCATGTGTGAAATCTTCGCTCTAGAAAGCCCCGTCTTTGTCTGATAAGCATTTATGATGCTTTCTTTTACTTCACTGAGGAGGTTAATCCCCACTTGTAGATCCGCTACTTCACCCGCAATCAGCATGGCTGGGTTATGGATCATGATCACTGATAAAGGTGATACACACACTTTGTCTCCCGCCATGGCAATGACAGAAGCTGCACTGGCTGCCAGTCCATCTATGTGTATACTGATTTTCCCAGGATACTCTTTGAGCATGTTGTAAATCTGCGCTGCTGCAAAGGTATCCCCACCTGGTGAGTGTATCTTTACAACAATGTCATCTACTCTTGATCCGCTGCCATAAAGCTCTGTCTTAAACTGTTTAGGGGTGATGTCATCATCAAACCAGGAAGACTCTGCAATGTATCCTTCAAGATGTAGAGTTCTTACAGTAGGCTCCTCGGCTTCATTCACCACCCAGCGCCAAAATTTATCCATCTAATCGACCTCCTTTAAGGCATAAAAATGCACTCCTCATATAGAGAAATGCTGCTTACGCCACTCGTTAATTTTTATAGTTGTCCACAGAAATGATCCAAGTTATACACTATTCATCAGGACCATCACCACCTGACTCTTCTAGCGCTTTCTTTGCATAAGCCCCTGCCATCTTAAGCGGCAGCATATTGCCATTCACAAGATACAAGTCTCCACCATCTTCTTCAGAGATGGGATCCATATTCTCCATTCTTCTTACGTCATTGACGGAGAAAAAGCCGTTTTGAATACCGATGGCATAACCATCCATCCTGGATTTATAATCCCCTCGCATGAGAGCTGATGCATTGAAAGACACAAAACATTGTCCTTTTTCTTTCTCAAGAAAGAGCTTCCTGTTCATAGCTTGTTCTATTCGGACCAGCCAAGGCCTGATGGTATGGACCACAAAGCTAATGGATTGGTTTTCAATATTACTGAATGAACTCTTACTAAGGTCCGCCACCATATGGGGTGGGACTTGAAAGATTCTACAGATTTCTTCAATCTGAAACTTCCTCGTCTCAAGAAACTGGGCATCGGAGTTTGGCATGCTGATGGCTTGATACTGAAGGCCATCTTCTAGGACTGCTACTTTGTTGCTGTTATTGATTCCCCCATAAGCCCCCTGCCAGGCATCTCTCACCTTCGTAGGATCCTTGATGGTTCCTGAAGTGGAAAGAATACCACTGGGTGTTGCGTTGTTGGCAAAGAACCTGCCTCCATATTCTTCCGCAGCAATATTAAGGCCTATGGCATTTTTAGCAAGGGCCACCGGTGAGTAACCCATAACACCATCAAAGCCAAGACCCGGTACATGAAGAACGTCTTCTGGTCCCAGGTAGTGAGTGGTATTGTCTTTTCGGTAAGTGTAGTAAAGATTTCCTTTGCTGTCCCGGTCTACAGTCATTTTATCCGGAAGCAGTGGATACAGATGTGCCACTTCACCCCTCCCATTTCGAATGATCTGGCAGTAGGCATTTCCCCAAAGGAGGATGTGGGTCATCATGGTCTCCCTTAGGGTAAAAGACGTCATCTCCGGATTTGGTTCATCGTGTAAGATTCTGTAGAGCGGGTGGGTATATATCTTCTCTTTCCCGTCCCCTTTGTACTGGTAGGTGTGAAGGGGTAAGGAAGCCACGTTCTCTGCAATAATTCTCACGCAGGCAAAGACTGCTGTGGTCTGCATGGAGCTTCGCTCATTGACTACTTTTCCAGATACACTTTGTCCCATATAAAACCTTGGTGCATCACTCACACTATCTGTCGGCTCTGCTCTTGCTCTAAAAAGCCAATTTAAAAAGTTCGCCATGTCTCTTCCTCCCAGTTTTTCGCAATATAAAAGCACTCAAATTAATGAGTGCTTTCGGATTATCCTGTTTAACTTTTCAACCACTTTTCATTAAATCTGTCTCTAAATTCTTCGAAGACATCTTCAAACCTGGGTTGTTCTTCGTCTTTCAATCTTTTTGAAAATTGAATAGCATTGTCCGTGGCCAAAGCTGACCAAAAATAATGTATCATCTTTTCTGCTGTTAAATTACTCATACGCGCAATGGTTAAGCGCACACCACTTTTCGTATTATTTGAACTAGTTGGAGAATCTAAGATAGGATTAAACACGCGTTGATCAAGAAAATCCATGATTTCCTTTTCCTTGCTGGTTCTAGTCATTTCGTAAACCTCCCTGAGTCTTCAGACGGACCAATTCACTCGCTGCTTTAAGTCTACGATCTGGATCTTCCGACTTCAACTCAGCTTCCAAGATATCTAAAGCATCACTGAACAAGCCGTCTAATCTTTCCCTATCTTCTTTTTCTATAACATCACGAACAGTAAACAAATCACTGAAAGCTTCGAGTTGACGTGTTCCGGAGAACTGGCTGATTGTATGACGGTTTTTCACGAAGCTCTGGAGATCCTTCTGAAGATCTTCAAAATTCACAGATTCTTGCCATTCAACATTTCTGCGATGACACAACCCATCAACTTTATTATCATACTGCTTTTCGTAATAATAATCTCCCACTGTACCAACATGAACTTTATCTCTGTCCTTGATTAAAACTAAGTCCCCTTTTTTCATCACATTTACAAACGCATTAACCTGCCCTAAATTGTACCCGAGGGTATGACCTTTATAATCATAAGCATTTTCAAGTCGCGTTCTTATCTCATCCTTATCAACTTGATTTAAGTCACCAATTTCAGGCCATCCAATACAAACAAAGCCCTCTTTAAGAAAATCATTTAACTTCTCGTGTCCATGTGGTTTAGCTTTCATCTGAAAAATTATCATTATTAATTCCTCCTTAAATCGTATTATTCGTCTACAAATCGTCTTAGTTGTTACATCAAAAATATCATTAATTTCTATTTCTGTCAACATCTTTTTTCGTCTACGAATCGTCTTTAAGTTTTACGATTTATCAGAAGAAATTTCCACTTAATACACTTTATCCCAGGATGATCATATCCCGTTCATCATAAATAGACCCATCGTCATCCGGAGGGTTTACTGTGGCTCTGGCAAGGCCCATGATCATAGCCACAATTCCATCGATCTTTTCTGATGATTTTTCCTTGTCCACCTTTATGTTTCCAGCTGGGTCCGTTCGGACCACAATGTTATCTGCCATCCACCGAAGAACGGGATGCCCGCCATGGGCTATCTGCTTACTTAAAGTCAGGCGCATGAGATCTTTAGTTGGTGGAGACATATCTTTAAAACCCTGACCAAAGGGAACCACGGTAAATCCCATTCCTTCGAGGTTCTGACTCATCTGTGTTGCGCCCCACCGGTCATAGACGATTTCTCTGATGTTGTATATCTCACCGAGACGCTCGATGAACTTCTCTATAAATCCATAATGGACCACGTTACCTTCCGTTAGATTTAGAAGTCCCTGCCTGTGCCAGATGTCATAGGGAACGCTATCTCTTTTCACCCGCTGATGAAGGGTTTCTTCTGGCAACCAAAAGTATGGTAGCACCTGAAACTTTTCTCCATCTTCTAATGGCGGGAACACCAGCACAAAGGCAGTGAGGTCACTGGTGGAGGAAAGGTCCAGACCTCCGAAGCAGACTCGCCCTTTTAACTCTTCCGGATCTACAGTGAAATTACAAAGGTCCCACATGTCCATGGGCATCCATTTGATTTCCTGCTTTAACCACATATTGAGCCTCAATTGCTTGAACAAGGCGAGATCTGCCGGATCGTCCTTCACTTGGTTATAGTGCTCTCGCACTCGGTCTATAGAAATGGTATGACCAAGACTAGGATTGGCCTTATACCAGTTGTTTTCATCTTCAATATCTGCATCATCATCCAGTCCATAAATGATGGACAGAAAAGTGGGATCCACTCGTTTGCCTTCCAGGATGTCCTTTGCCTTTTGATGCATTTCCCAGCCATAGCCGGAGAGCTGATTTCCTGCAGTGGTAAGATATAAAAAAAGCGGCTGGGTCCTGGCATCACCGGAACCAGTGGTCAGCATCTTGGCCAGGTCTGGATTTGGATAGGTCCAGATTTCATCCAGGATAACGCATGAAGCATTGATCCCCGACTTTGATTTAACATCGGAGCTAAGAACCTGATAGAAGCTTCCAGTCTTTGGGTAGGTGATTCTCTTGGTGGACCTTACTAAGTTGGTCACTTTAGATAGGGTAGGATTCCCTTCCACAAAGTTCATACTGGTGTTAAAAATGATGCTGGCCTGCTGCCTATCACAGGCTGCTACATAAACTTCAGCGTTTGGCTCCCCATCTGCAAGAAGCATGTACAGGGCAATGGCTGCCCCGAGTTCTGACTTACCATTTTTCTTTCCGATTTCCACATAGGCGGTTCGGTACTGCCTTGTGCCATCTTCTCTAAGCGTTCCAAAGAGGCGCTTTACAAGATCCTTTTCCCAGGGAAGTAACTTGAAGGGCTGACCAGCCCATTTGCCTTTGGTCAGCTTCAATTGTTCTATGAAGTTAATGGCGTGGTTCGCATGAGCTTCACTATAAGGCATCTAGCCTCCTCCTTTCACTCGTTAATCATCCTTCCGTCTTAAGAGATCTTCTGCCTGAGGGATATTTCCAAGAAGCTCTGCCATGGCATCTCCCTCTATGGTGTTACCGCTATTATTGATATTGAGTCTGCTTCTAGCCGATGGACTAAGTCCAAGCTCCGAGCAGAAGTTCCTCATCTGCTTTAGGTTCTGCTGGGCAATGGATACCTGTGGAATCTGCTGAATGTATCCTGATGCGGTCTTTAAGATGGATCCATGCTTTGAGATAAACTCCTCTGCTTCTTTCCATCTAGCATAGGCTTGACAGTACCCAGCAAAAGCAGCCATATCCACCTCGGTCAGTAGCCCCATGGACTCAAGCT